AAAATAGTTGATGCCGTGGCTAATCTTTGGGTTGAAATGGGCGGAGATGCAGAAGGAATTTATTGGTTAATTCACGAACTCAAAGAAGCCATTGAAGCCAAACTCAAGGAGAAAAACAATGCCGGTTAAACCACATCCAACAGACCCTGACAAAATGGTTTACGTCAGCAGACGGTACGATTTGCCAACAGGTACGTTCTCATCAGAGGCGGTTGAGAAAATTATGAAGCTCTGTCAGGCTGGCACTACCAACTACAACGATGCCAACAACCTACATGCGGAGTGCTACCGCACCATTGGGCAGTTGCTTACAGAAGTACAGCGTTTAAACACGTGTCTGTTTCAGATGCAGAATGCGGCAATAGACTTGGCAAAGAAAGACTACAAACTCCCCAAAGAATGGGTGGGCTTGACGGATGACGAAATCATAGAAATTCGACGAAAAACCTTTGATGCCGTTGCAACCAACTATGAAGTCTATCGAGCCATTGCCGACAAACTAAGGAGCAAAAATGGATAAACCAACAACGTATCTAAAACGGTTGCAAGAAGAGCTGCGTTTGCTTGTAGACCACAATGAAAACACGCTTGGTTATGTTCGTTTGCTAAATGCACAAGTGGCTGGCAACACTCACCGAATCACGGAGTTGCAACACAAAATCGCCAAAGAGTTGGGGGTAGGGCCATACGACAAGGAGAAAAATACATGAGATACGAACAATCCAAACCACTCGTTGAGGAGCTGATGGATATTGCGGTGTTGTTTCACGCAAGCCCCAGCTTGCTGCGCCAAAAGATTGCCGAGGCTATCAACAAGCACATCCCTGATCTTGATCCCGCTTGCATGGAGCGCGGCTGCCCCTGCATCGACACGTTTTCCAAAGAGGAGAAGAACACATGAGTGAAGGACTGTTTGATGATGTGCCACTAATGAACCGTGAACGAGACAATTCGTGGGAGTCGTTCATAAAGCGCAAAGACGTGAAGGCCATGTTTTCAGAAGAAGGCTTTGGCTTCCCACTTAACCGTGGCTACTACGACCTGTGGTGCATCTGCTGGGCGAAGGCATGGGACAAAGGATTCATGGCAGGGATTAAAAAGGAGAGAAATAAATGATTGAAATTACATTTGCCGATATGTTTTTGTTGCTGTGGGCTATCCTAGCCACGGTGTTCTGTATTTTTTATCGTGAGCAAGAGGCATCACACAGGCAGTTCATTGGTCTGCTAATCAAGGACAAAACTAACCGTGAACGCTTCTTTGCGGAAATGGACAAACACCTTGGGGAGGAGAGCGCTTGAACGCCATGCAATACTTAAACAACCTGCGCCCAGCCATACCAATGTCCGTTGAAAATCCATGCACACAGATGAGCGGCGGTGAGCTACGCCGACACATCCAACAAGGCGCGGTGTTGATTAACGGTGAGCGCATTACGCACACCGAGGAGATTGACTTTCCTGTTTTCTCCTTGGTGTTTTTCCCAAAGTCTGCAACCCGCAGAACAACTATTATTTAACCCATGAAGACAGACTTCAAAACGTGGAGCCGTGAGACGCTCGAACAGTTTGCCCGCGAAGCGGCAGACGAGATTACAGTCTTAAAAGAACTCAACACAGCACTACACAACGCTTGGAAAAAGGAAGTATCAATCAATGCGAAAATCAAATCACGCGGCAATTCGGGCACTGCTACATCAGAACCCTGACGGACTCATGGTCAGCGAGGTAGCTAAAGCATTGGGTGTGAAGAACGATTCAATAAAAGTTGCCTTGCGAGCTATGGTCGATACTTACGTAGATCGCTGGGTTAAATTGCCTAGTGCGCCAACGGCTGCTGTATGGTGTGCCATTGAAGTTCCACCTAACTGCCCTAAACCAGATGACTCCAGAAGCAAAAGTAAAAAAGAAAATAAACGCTGCACTTGATGCGGTGGGTGCGTACCATGTGAACTATATTGGAGGGCTTGCTGGTAACAACGGCACGCCTGACATCATCGGATGTCACCAAGGTAGATTCTTTGGGATTGAGGCCAAGGCAGGTACGAACAAGCCTACGGACTTACAGATGAAACGTCTGCAACAAATAGCTGATACAGGTGGGCTTGCATTAGTTATTAACGAAACCAATATCCTGTACCTTGTCGGGTGCATGGACAACATCACAAAAGCTGAGAGCAACTATGAGCAATTCAGAACCAACCACAGAAACACAGATGACCAACCAGAACCCAGACTACTACGTAAACAAACAGCAGAACAAGAACAGCTCGAACTGCAAGGTTTGCAGTTGGGAACAAAGATAATCAAATGAGCATACTCTGCATAGACTTTGAAACCTACTACGACCGTGAGTATGGTTTTGCAAAGATGACGACTGAAGAATACGTGCGTGACCCAAGGTGGGAGACCATCGGGTTTGCATACAACATTGACGGGGGCCCGACCACTTGGGTTCCTAAACCTGATGTTGAGCGTGTGATTAAGTCTATTGACTGGTCGGACAAACTTGTCCTGTGCCAGAACACCGCCTTTGATGGAGCCATACTCGCATGGCGCTACGGGGTGCAACCACAAGGGTGGCTAGACATCATGGGTATGTCTCGTGCCCTATTTCCGCATGAGAAGTCGCACAGTCTCAAAGCCCAAGCCGAGCGCATGGGTGTCGGGGTCAAGGGCACTGAGGTTGAGAACGCGCTGGGCAAGCACTACAAAGACTTCTCAGCAGAGGAACTGTCACGCTATGGCGACTATTGTTGCAATGACGTAGTTCTAACGTTAGAACTTTTCAATAAGTACATGGCCCTCGGCTTTCCAAAGATTGAGCTGAAGCTGATCGACCTGACGTTACGTATGTTCATTGAGCCTGTGTTGCGCTTAGACCGTGATATGTTGGTTAAACATTTACAAGAAGTTATAGATCGCAAAGAACAGTTGCTTGATGAGTTGGCGTACAAGTTCGGGGCTCGTGAGGATGCCAAGACCATGCTGATGTCCAATGAAAAGTTCGCCGCCGCACTGGAGTCGCTGGGCGTTGAGCCGCCCCGCAAGGTGAGCCCGACCACAGGCAAGTTAGCGTTTGCGTTTGCCAAGACCGATGAGAAGTTCAAAGAGTTACTTGAGCACCCGAACGTAGACGTGCAAGCACTGGTGTCGGCACGGTTTGGGAACAAGACGACCATTGAGGAAACTCGTACTGCTCGGTTCATTGATATGGCAGACCGTGGGTTGTTCCCTGTGCCCCTGCGGTACTACGGTGCACACTCAGGCCGCTGGTCGGGGCAAGACTCTGTGAACTTGCAGAACCTACCTAGCCGTGGGGAGAACGCAGGGAAGATCAAGAAGGCTATCTTGCCGCCCGAAGGCTATGTGATTATTGATTGCGACTCTGCACAGATTGAGGCACGTACGTTGGCGTGGCTTGCAGGTCAGCATGACCTCGTTGATGCATTTGAAAGGAAAGATGATGTCTACAAGATTATGGCGTCGGCAATTTACGGCAAGCCCGTTTCGGAGATCACCAAAGACGAACGATTCGTCGGCAAAACTACGATTCTTGGTGCAGGCTATGGCATGGGGGCGGCGAAGTTTAAAGCACAACTTAAAAATTTTGGTGTTGAAGTATCGGGCGAGGAAGCTAAGCGAATCGTTGATACTTACCGAACTACATATCCGAAAATTACTAGGCTCTGGAAAGCGGCTGAAGAAGGTCTCAAAGCGTTATCGTTTAACAACGGGGCGCAGGTGGACGCACAGGGCATAGTCAAAGTTGTGCCGAACAAAGGGTTTTCCCTACCTAACGGTTTGTTTATTCAATACCCAGACTTGCAAAAAGTTTCAGTAGAGAACAAAGACCAGTGGCGCTATATGTCCAAGGGGCGGCCTGTGTACATCTATGGTGGCAAGTGCGTGGAGAACTTCACGCAAGCTGTGGCCCGAATCATTGTGGGTGAGCAGATGCTGCGGATATCAAAAAGATATCAGGTGGTGCTGACCGTACATGATGCTGTGGCTTGTGTTGCACCCGCCGCCGAGCGGGATGAGGCTGTGCGCTTCGTTGAGGAGTGCATGTCATGGCGACCCAAGTGGGCTAAAGATTTACCGCTATCCTGCGAATCAGGGGTTGGTTTGTCATACGGCGACTGTTAGAATAAGCGGTCAAATCAACGTGGTAAATATATGGCACTAGCTCATTCATACTCGGCAATCAAAGATTTTGAATCCTGCCCCCGTAAATACCACGTCGTCCGTATATTAAAGCAAGTCAAACAGAAAGACACAGAAGCTACCCTTTATGGGACTGCTGTGCATAAAGCATTTGAAGAGTTCATTCGTGATAAAACACCACTTCCAGAAACTTTTAAGAGTTACGAGCCATTCGTGGAACGTCTCGCCCAAATCCGTGCAGACGTACGATGCGAAGAAAAATTGGGAATACGTTCGGACTTCACCCCATGTGGATTTTTTGACAAAGACGTATGGTTCCGAGGCATACCCGACTTCCTTGCCATTGACCGCGAGAGAGGCGTTGCCCGCTTAGCCGACTACAAAACTGGTAAGACTAGCCGTTACGCAGATGTCGGGCAGTTAGAACTTATGGCGGCTATGGTTATGTCGCACCACCCAGAAATAAATATCGTTAAGGGCGCATTGCTTTTTGTGGTGGTCGGTGATGTAATTAAGGCTGAGTTCAGTCGTGAACAGTTACCTGAAATCTTTTCTAAATGGGCGGGTAGGGCTAACATGATTGAAGCCGCCGTAGACCACGGCGTATGGAACCCCAAGCAGTCAGCTCTGTGCAAGTTTTGTCCTTTAACGGATGATATGTGTGAGTACCGGTAAATGTTAGGGAAATAACATGGCAACTAAACGAAATTACGCAAGGGAAGAGAAGTACGAAGACTCTCCCAAGCAAGTCAAGATGCGTGAAGCACGTAACAAGGCCCGTAAAGAATACGAGGCCAAGCATGGCAACCTGCCAAGCACTGAAGACGTTGACCATATCAAACCCCTGAGCAAGAAGGGTAAGCCCTTGGCTCTGAGTAACCTGCGGGCTGTTAGCGAGTCTGCTAACCGTAGCTTTGCACGTGGCAAGAAGGGGCAGTTGGTTTCGCAAGTTAGCAAA